GGTCGCGCCGGTAGATGAAGCCAATTCAGTTCTTTTCTGTATTACAGGAAAGAGATCAGGCGTAGAGCGCGAGCGAGTAGCACCATCGCGTGCCCATGGCAGTGACGCTGGCACCAGAAGCCCTGCCACTGAGGCTCCTCGCAGCCGTAGCACTTCCAGGCGTTCCTGAAACCACGCCGACGAGTCATCGCTTGTGCCCGATGTGCCAGCCACCGCAGTGCTTGCACTCGTAGGCCACCAGCGACTTGTTGCGCTCGATCTTGCGGCGTACAGCAGCACGCGCCTCAGCAGCAGCGCGATCGTACTTCTCCTTGCCGTCGCACTGTCGCATCCGATCGAGAAACACCGGGTTGTCTCTAGCCATGGAGCAATCGTACTACACGATGTATTAACAACGCAAATCAGGGCCGTCAGCGAGGCGAAGCCATGATCGCCATCTTGTTGGCGACGGTTGACACCGGACTTCGCTGATCGCCCTAACTCTTAGCCAGCAGGGCCGTTGGTCGTCGGTTATCTCTGCCAAAGATGACAGGTTCGATTCCTGTACGTACTCGATGTAAGCCGAGTGCGTGTGAGGCAAGGCGCCCAATACCCGACTCCGCATTTGCCTAGCTGGCAATCATTATGGGGCTAGAGCCGCAAGGCTCGCTCGAACGTCACCCATTGCCTGGTTAACACGGGCCGAACGACATTCGGTTATCACTCGAAATGATAGCCCCTCCTGACAGGGAGAATGGGATTCAGGTCAGTCTCATAAGCTGACTCTCGGTGGTTCGACTCCGCCCTCTGTCCCCGCGCTGCACCCTTCGTATAAGCCTGGCCAGCGTCAGTGTCTTGGGTAGCTGTGGTGCAGCCTATTCCTGGGTAGTTCAATCGGCAGAACTACGCTCTCTGAAAGCGGAGATGCACGTTCGACTCGTGCCCTGGGATCCACGAGGCCAGTTCAACCACTCGTAGCAAAGGAATACTCATGGCTCAGAATGAAGATCGTATCCTCGTTGACGCACGCGAGACGTCGCCGACGATTACTGCCGACAATGCCGGCTTCGGCTACATGCGCGGCACCAAGCGCGGTGAGCCCATCGTCCAGCTGGCCGATGACCAGATGTACGCATTCGAGGGTAGCTTCGCTACGCTCTCCAATGCCACGCCTGGCACTGCGATCACTTCGCAGGCCTCGATCACTGCCTACGACGGCACGAAGGACGTGCTGCATATCCTGAATAGCGAGACCGCGAAGTCGCTGGTCATCCGCTTCATCAAGGTGTTCGTGAGCGTCGTTCCTGGTGGCTCGGGCACCCAGAAGTATGAATTTCGCCTCGACACGCAGACTGGCCTGACTTCGGGCGGTACTGCGCTGACGGCGAAGCGCGCTAACCTGGCAGTGGCCTCGCCCCTGGGCAACGTGGTCGCCACCGCTGGCGCCATGACCACCGTGGCTGGCTCGGCCAACATGGAGAAGACGTACTCGGGGCAGATGCGTAACGGCGTCGGCCTGGCTGGCGACGAGTTCCTCTTCCTCTTCGGCCACAACTACGCCGCGGTGAACGGCTACCTCGATCCTGCCACCACCGTCGGCCAGCAGAAGACGCTGGTGCACGGACCCCTGGTGGTCCGCCCTGGTGGCTCGCTGCGCATGAGCCATTACGGTGCATCGCTGTCGACTGCGGCGCAGTTTGAGTGGGAGATCGGCGCGGTCGTTCGCTAACGCCAGAGCTTCCAGGCGTAGATCGCGCAGATCAACCCGACCACACCCAGGATGTAGGGCGTCTCGTTCTTCATGAGGGCGAGGCGCTCTACATCCCCTAGCATCAAGTCCTCCATATGCATCCGGTCATAACCTGAATGAGCTGGAAGGTGGAGCTGGATCCTTGGTTTGGCTGCCAACTTTGGCAGGGCTCGGTCAACAGCAATGGCTACCCAACGCACTGGGATAAGCAGGGGCGCCCTAGACAGGCCTACCTGGTGGCCTGGGAACGAGCGTACGGACCGATTCCCCCTGAGCGCGAGCTGGACCACCTCTGCCGACGGCGAGTGTGTGTCGCTCCTGCTCACTTTGAGCTGGTCACTCGACCCGAGAATATCCGCAGGCAGCAGTGGGCTCACCGGAGCCAGCGCCTCGCCTGCATGAAGCTGCATGACCTGCGCGTCCATGGCAGGCGAACACCTGAAGGCGGGATGATCTGCCGCATCTGTAGCGGCGTGTGGACCAAGCCCGAAGAAGAACACCTCGAATGAGTGAATCCAAGCGCCCTGTCACTGGCTACCAGGTTTGCCAGGACATGGTCATTGCCCTGCAGGCCGAAGTGCAGTTCTTGCGTACCGCGCAGCAGTCACGCGTGCGTGGAGCTGCTGGGCTGAGTGGCCCTGCGCGCGCTCTCGCTGACGCGTGCTCGAAGCTGCAGAGCGAGATTCGCAAGACTGGCGAGGGCGCAGACAAGGCAGTGGAGAAGCTGCCTCCTGAGCGCCAGGTGGAGCTGATGCTGAAGATGATCAGCGAGCTGAGCCCTGAGTTCCGCATGATCATCCGGATCCACCTCGAAGAGCTGGGCGCGGCCATCCTGTGAGCTACCAGCTGCGTGACATGCGCCAGGATGACCGGCGCTTCGTCATCAAGAGCTGGATCGACTCGTACAAGAGCAGTAAGTCGGCCGGCATGTTGATGAACCAGCCCTTCGAAGTGGGAGGCGTCTACCTCGACTTCGAGGCTGTGATGACTGCCACCATTGGGCGCCTGCTGGATGCGCCTGATGTGCATGTCCTGGTGGCTTCGAATCCACTGGTGCTGCCACCGAAGGATGTCCACGGCTTCCTGGTCTACGAGCTGAGACCGCAGATCACGTTGTACCGCTACCCCTCGTATGTGCGCGAACGGCAGTCATCCCCCTTGCCGCTCGTGCATTACGTCTTTTTGAAGAAGATCTATCGCGGGTTTGGGATCGCTCGCGCGCTCTTCAGGGCTGCAGGCATCAAGCCCGACGAGCCGTTCCTCTACACCTGCAGCACCGCGATCAGCGAGCAGGTGAAGAAGGCCAACAAGATCCCCCGAGCGCTCTGGGAGCCCAGCTGCGCGCGCTACGTGAAGGAAACGAGCACAGTCCATGATCAAGAGAGTGAAGCGCCTCCGGTTCCAGAACGAGCCGGCCCAGCTGCGGAACAACGCTTTCGGCGGAGTCATGAACGACGGTGACGAAAGAAACGTCATCACCTATGACGAAGCCACTGGTGCGGTGACGTTCACGCGTCCCACCGACAAGGGGAAGCAGATCCGCATCGTGCCTCTTCAGGCATGCGCCTGGGTGGAGCTGTTTGACACCGAGTACCAGGAGCAGCTCCTCGCCGACATGAAGAAGGCGTCGCCGGAGCTGATGAAGCCGCCGACGAAGTAACATGGCTGATGACGATGGCCTGCTCTTCGATCGCCTGCTGAAGAAGGCAGCCGACCGAGCTGCAGCCCAGGACCCAGCCAAGTACAAGCTTAAGGTTCAGGCTGTACTCGACCAGCTCATGCCGATGCAGCGCATCCTGGCGCTGGACCCTCACAAGCGCATTGCGCTGCTGACTCCTGGTCGTAATGGCAAGACGTTCACTGTGCGAGCGCGCCTCTTCATGCGCGCCATGACGCAGAAGGACTCGCTGAGCGTCTACATCGGCCTCACGCGCATCAAGGCTGAGCAAGAGATCTGGAATGGCCCCTCAGGCTTCCTCACCCTCTGCGACAAGCTGGGGCTGAAGGAGCCAGAGGTAAAGTTCGACCGGCAGAAGCTGCTCTTCACGATCCCACACATGGGTTCGACCGTGATGTGCGGTGGCGCCGACGACATGAAGGCCGTGGAGACGTACCGCGGTGGCCCTGGCTACGATGAAGTCTGGATCGACGAAGCCAAGTCTCACCCCAAGGAGCTGCTGAAGGCCTTGATGGTGGACGTGCTGGTGCCGCGTATCAACGCGAGATACGGCGTCCTGGGGCTCTGTGGCACGCCTGGCAGCGTCCTGGACTCGATGTTCTACGACATCACCAGAATGGGGAGCGACCAGAGTATTCCCTACGGTGAGGAGAACCCCATCGAGGACCTGGTGTGGTCAATGCACCGCTGGTCACTGGCGCAGAACACCTCGCCAATCCCAGGAACCTCGAAGAGCCTCTGGGAGCTGGCGCTGCAGGAGAAGAAGGCGCGTGGCTACAATGACCAGTCGCCCTCCTGGATGCGTGAGTACCTGGGTCTCTGGGCTGCTGAGCTAACCGATTTCTGTTACCGCTTCCAGCCCTACGACAACGAGGGCAAGGAATTCAACGTGTGGACTCCCAAGGAGCCCACCGACGAGAATCCCTGGGGCCTTCCCAGCGTCGTGAAGCTCGACGATGGTGGCGAGGCGCGCATTCACTGGCAGTTCGCCATCGGGATTGACCTGGGTAGCGTGGATCCTTGCGCGATCGAGGTGTTCGCGTTTGCCAAGGAGACGCGGCGCATCTACCACGTGCATGAGTGGTACCGGCAGACCCTCGATGTCGACCTGCTGGCCACGAAGCTGGTGGAAGCTATCAAGCTGGTGCAGCGATATGCTGACTATCCAGTCGCGATCGTCGGCGACACCGCTCATATGGGCGCCACGATCCTGGAGCAGGTGCGCACGAAGACTGGCCATCGCGTCGAACCCGCTGTGAAGGCCGACAAGTTCGGCTTCGTCGCGCTCACCAATGACGACCTGGTCGATGGGCGCCTGAAGATTCTCAAGAATTCGGCTCTAGCCACGCAGATGGCGAGCCTCCAGTGGGATGAGAAGGGCAAGCGCGAGATCAAGACGCAGCGCAATGACGCCTGCGACGCCTCGATCTACGCGCGTGGAGCCATCACCCGCTACATCAACCATTCACAGCCCGTCGCAGACGCTGTGATCAGCCCGGAGCAAGCACATCTTGAGCGAATCCTCGGCAAGCGACCTGCAGCGGTACCTGGGACAGCAGCAGCAGAACCCGTATATCGGCCAGCAGGTGTCTATCAGCCAGGCTCTTGAGTCAAAGCTGGAGGCGCTGGTCAAGTTCCTGCCTGCGCTGCGTGAAAATGGCGTCGCAGCCATCAAGATCGATGGCATCGAGCTGGCGCTGCGCTTCCTGCCCTCGCAGGGGGAGACCCAGCAGTCTCCCCAGGGCTCCCAGGTGCGCGATGCCGTCACCATGGGCGTCGCGGGGACCATGAAGATTCCCACGCTGCGTGATCGGCACGGATAAGCCATGGCAGAGACGCTGCGCTGGTGGAAGCACGAGACGAAGAGTCTCTGTGACGCCATCTCGCGAGAGATCCAGCTCATCGAGACCACCCAGCTCGACCTGTACGACCAGTATTTCTATCTGGCGTGGCTTTATGACCCCCTGGACCACGTAGCGCGCCAGCTCTACCCCTACGAGATGCAGGCCCTGGTCACTGAGAACGTGTGCCAGAGCAACGTGGACACCGTCACCTCGGTGGCAGCGCGTCAGACCATTCGCCCTGTCTTCCTGACCGATGAAGGCGACTGGAAGACGCAGCGCACCGCTGCAGACATCGCGCGCTACTCAGAGGGCATTGCGAAGCTCATCCGGCTGGATGAGTGCAAGCCACGCATGTTCAAGGATGCGGCGATCTTCGGCCATGGCCTGCGCATGTTCGAGATCGACAAGGATGGGGAGATCACGCATGAGCGCTTCCTCCCCATCGAGATCCGCGTGAGCGAGGAAGAGTGCCTGACCCAGGCGCCTCGCCATATGCACCTGCTCAAGTACCGCGACAGAGACGACCTGATCGCCAAGTACCCAGGCAAGGCCAAGGAGCTGGAAGACACGCCTCGCCAGGCTGCTGGCAGCTTCTTTGGCCTGGGCGGCATGAACAACACCGACCAGATCATGGTGCGCTACTCGTGGCGCCTGCCTATCGGCAAGGCTGGCACCGACGGCTACAAGGCTGGTCGCTGGGTGGTGAGCACCAGCGAGATCGTGCTGGTCGACGAGCCCTACGAGGACACCAAGTTTCCTGTCGCCGTGATCCGCTGGACCGAGCGTTCCACTGGCTGGGCAGGCATGGGCCTGGTGGAAAGCCTGCAGGCGATGCAGCGCACCATCAACAAGCTTCACCTGGCATTCGACCAGAACTGTGACCTGCATGCGAGCCCAGTTACCTTCGTGGGCGCGAACGACGTCGGCGCTGCCAACAAGCTGGAAGTGTCTGGCATCGGTCGCCTGGTGCCAGTCATTGACCCCGACAGCGTGAAGTTCACCCAGCCCCCTGTGTTCGCACCAGAGGCTGAGAGACGCCTGGAGCGCATCAGCGAGCTGTCGCGCACGACCAGCGGCATCAGCGACATGCATGCGCATGGAGCCATGCCAGCGCGTCTGGAGACTGGCGCAGCTGTGCGCGAGTCGAACGACGTGGCAAGCGAGCGCTTCGCCATCCAGGAGAAGGCATTGGAGCGCTGGTACCTCGATTGTATCGAGGCGATTCTGATGCTGTGCAAGCGCAACTACATCAAGAAGCTGAAAACGCCAGACATTGGCTTCAGCTTCATGCACGTCAAGAAGCGCATCAAGTGGGCCGACGTCGACCTGAAGGACGTCACCTACCAGCTCCAGGCTGCTCCCCAGCTGAGTCGCACGCTAGCTGGGCGCATGGACACCATCTCGCAGTGGCAGTCGTCAGGGCTCATCACGCCTCAGCAGGCGATGAACCTGATCAACCACCCTGATCTGGATGCGGCGCGCGACGAGATCAATTCCTACATCGAGTACCTGGATAAGACCGCTGATCTGCTGCTCGATGGTGATTACGTTCCACCGGATCCACGTGGCGACCTGATGCAGGGTCTGCAGAAGATGAAGGATCGTTACTTCGAGGCCATCAACCATGGAGCCGACGAAGAGCGCCTGGAGTCGATCCGCACGCACCTGGACCAGATGGCGTTTCTGATCAGCAAAGCCCAGCAGCCCCCTGCTGGCGCCGCTCCCCCAGGGGCTCCAGGAATGGCTCCTCCTGGTCCACCTGGCGCTGGCGCGCCTCCTATGGCGCCACCTGGGGCAATGGCGGCATGAACCCCCACGACGTGGTGAACCCACGTTGCCTGAGGTGCCGTAAGCGAGGCTCTGCTCATCGCCTCGAAGCTCTGCCACCCGATGCAGACAACACCACCTACTACACGAAGTGGTGCCACCAGGGTGGCGCGTACCTGCCTCAACGCATGACCGATGATGAAGTGGAACGCTGGGCTCGGTTCCTGAGCCTCGTCTACTCGTCTCGTTAAAAGCACAGACCAGGAGCACGACAAGTGGCCGACGAGAAGGCGCCGCAGGGATCCCCTGCGCCCGATTCACCTGAGTACAAGGCTGAGCTGGCGAAGCTGATTAAGGGCGACGTCGAAGCCATGGGCATCAAGGTGGATGACCCAGAGAAGAAGCCTGAAGAGCCTGAGACCCCCGACGGCGAAGAGAAGGAAGAGCCAGAAGGGGAAGAAGTAGAAGGCGAAGAGGACGAAGACGGGGAGAAGAAGGCCCCAGACAAGTACTCTGCCGCGCTTCGCAAGCTACAGAAGGAAGAGTCTCGCCTCCAGGACTTGAAGAGCACGGTCCTGCAGAAGGAGCGCGAGATTGTCCAGCGTGAGCAGCAGGCCAGCAAGACGGAGCAGGAGCTGGCTGCGTTCATCAAGCAGGTTCGGCTCGACCCATTCACCACGCTGCTGAATGCCGGGATCCTGAACCAGGATGATGCCGAGTACATCAGCAAGCAGCTCTACTACAACAGCAAGACTGCCGCTGCTGATCCGAAGAATAAGGCCGAGGCCGACCGCATTCGCAGAGAACGCGAAGCGCGCCTCGAAGCTGAGCAGACGAGAGCTGAGGTAGCCGCTCTCAAGCGCGAGCGCGACGAAGAGCGCGCCAAGGCTGAGCAGAAGCAGAACCTCGATGTCTACGTCGGCAAGATTGACGCAGCCGTCGAGTCGCAGAAGACGAAGCACCCGCTCCTGGCAAAGGCCCTGGAGAAGAATGCGGCGCGTACGCGCAGCGAGCTTTTCAAGATCGCCAATGACCTGAGCTACGCGAAGCAGGCTTACGCCGACCCTGGTTTGGTGATCCTGGCATGGGTGAAGGAGCGCAAGGCGTTCCTCGCTGAGCTGGGCGTCGCTGAGCCAGTCAAGAAGCAGCCTGAACAAGACAAGTCCAAGAAGCCCGACGAGAAAAGAGGGACCCCAGATGGAAAGCCAGCAGTCAATGCTCAGCCAGGTACTCCTGCTGCGTTTGATGAGGCCGCATACTACCGCGAGCTGAATCAGCGCCTGCGTGGAGAAATCGACTGAGCCCTAAGAGGGTTCAATGTCCGCTACTTCTAGCAGCACGGCCGATTTCGTCTACAAGGCGAAGTACGGTGGAATCGTTCACGAGGAGATGCGCCGTCACCCGACGCTCGACTCGATCAGCAAGACGGGTGGCATCGGCCTGACCAACCCCTACGTCGTGGCGTACGGCGACGGTCAGGGTGCCGCTGCAGGTACCAACTTCTCGACGGCACAGACCAACGTGTCGCCTGTGAAGGGCGTGCAGTTCAGCATGGCGCCGAAGATCCGGTATCGCATCGCACAGGTCGACGGTGTGTCCAGCGTGCTCTCGATGGGCGATGCCAACGCCTTCGAGAACCTGGTGGTTGCCGAAATGAAGGGCAACGCCAATGGCATGACCAATGACCTGGGCTTCGACGTGTTCCGTGATGGCACGGGTACTCGCGGAGTCCGGTCCTCGGCGGCCACCAACGTCATCACCCTCACGGTGAAGACGGACACCCGCAACTTCTTCGTCGGCATGACGGTGAAGGCGGGCACCAGCACCACCTCGCTGCGCGTGGGTAACACCACCGTCACTGCGGTGGACTACGACGCGGGCACCATCACCCTGGCGTCGGCTGCGGGTATCACCGGGTTTATCGACACGGATCTCCTCTTCCGTGAGGGTGAGACTGGCAACATCCTGATGGAGGGCTTCGCCTCCATCATCCCGCTCACCAGCCCCTCGGGTGGCGCGGATTCGTTCCGTGGCAAGGATCGTGGCGTCCAGGCGACTCTGCTGGCTGGTTGCCGTCTCAGCGCCGATGGCTCCACTCCTGAGGAGCTGGCGATGCGCATCGCGTCGAGCATCTTCGACGCTGGTGGAGAGAGCGACACGCTGGTCATGTCGCCGCTCAACGCCCAGGCGCTGTGCAACCGTGGTTCCGCCAAGATCACCTATCCCGAGGGTGGCGGCACCATGAACATCGGCTTTACCGGCGCGGTGCTGCAGAGCCCCGCTGGCCAGCTGCGTCTCGTCAGCGACCCTGACTGCCCTGCCAACCGTGGCTATGTGCTCAAGAAGAGCACCTGGAAGATCATCTACGGTGGCCCGTCGCTGATCCACTCGACCTACGATGACGCCAAGTTCACTGGCAAGTTCTGGTTCCCCAAGGATGCCAGTGACGTCATCGAAGGTCGCTCGCGCGTGATTGCGAACCTGCTCTGCAACGAGCCTCGTTGCAACGGCGTCTTCGAGATCGTCTAAGGAGTCACCATGACCGCCTTTTACCCGGGACGCGATAGCGTCCAGGAGATTCGCACGTACCATATCCGCCTCCTGGGTGTGGACGGTGCGGCTCCGACCAAGCAGGAGGGCGAGGGAGTTACGGTCACGCGTACCTCCGAAGGCCTCTACAAGATCACGTGGGCAGAGAATCCCTTCCAGTTCATCGGATGCGGCCATTCTTTCGGCTCGGTGACCATGACCGACATGGCGGACTACACCTTTGTCCGCGGTGTCTATAACTCGACCCTCTTCACGCTGGCGTTCAGCATCATCAAGCAGAACGGCACTGTCGAGGATCTGGTGGCGAACCAGCAGCTCGACATCCAGATCAACTTCGCGGTTACGGGGTACTAAGCCATGGCCGACTTTGGTGGGCTCCTGGCCAAGGCCAAGGCGCCTAGCGTGGCCCCCATGCCCGATGTCGAAGAGGCTGAGGGCAGCGAAGATCCCCTCGCTGAGCGTGTCACGCCCATCGCCCAGGATCTGCTCGACGCCATTCGTGGTGGCGACGTGGGTGCTGTGGCCGATGCACTGATCGCTGCCAACAAGGCGATCAGTGCTGGCCCCTCTGAAGACACGATCGTCGAAGGCGAGTAATCACCCATGGCCAGAAGCGTCACGGTTCAGCAGATCGTGGACCAGGTCCAGATTCTCTGTCAGGACCCTGATCACGCGCTGGCCACGGAAGCGCAGTACGTCGGCTTCATCAGCGACGAGTACACCCGACTCTACGCGGCTTACGTAGAGGCTGAACCGGATCGCTTCCGGACCGAGGCCACCATCAATGGCTCCACTGGAGTGAGCGCTTATGCGCTGCCCTCTGACTGGTATGCCACGATCGGCGTGGACTACTACGTGTCCGGAAGCGTCCGGAAGCAGCTGCATCGCCTCCAGGAAAACGACCGCAACCGCTACGTCGTGAGCGGTGGCGACCCGGATGCGTATCGCGTCATCACCACCAACGTGGTGCTGTACCCAACGCCTGTCACCGGTCAGACGTTCACTCATATCTACCTGCCCACTGCGGCACCGCTTACCAGCGTCGCCAACAGCATCGATTGCAGACTGGGCCATGAGCGCTTTCTGCAGTTCTGCGTGGCACGCGTCCTGCTCAACGCGGAGAATTCCTATGATGGTCGCTGGGACCAGGAGATCGCGCAGACCAGCGCTGAGCTGAAGCGCGAGGCGAACGAGCGCTACTTCCGTGACCTGGCCTGCATGCGCCCTGAGAACCAGGGCCGGTTTGGTCGCGCGTATCCCTTCGCCTGGCCGTATGGCAACTGGAGCCGCTGGTGACCTACCGCGACCCTCCTAGAGTGCCTGTGGTCGACCAGGTGACCCAGCAGGCCATCGATGAAGTGCGTAGAGCCCTCATGGAGCTGGCTCGTGACGTGCGCTCGCGCGACGCCACTGTGACCCTCCCTGATGGCGTCCCTGTGACCGTGAAGCATGGCCTGGGGCGCCCCATGCTGAACTACTCGATCAGCGCGCCCATTGGTGCTGTAAGCGTGGGCATGGTGAGCGAGCTGTCTCGCACTGGCGACGGCGTGACCCTCCAGGCCGATGGCTATGGAGCCACTGTGAGCATCAGCGTGAACTTCCGATGAGCTACCGCCCTCTGCCGCTCGACCGAGCCGCATACAGCCTCGCTGGAGGCCTTGATACCAAGGTCCATGGGCTCGTGCTGCCTCCACCCAAGCTGCAGGAGTGCACCAACGCCTTTGTCGACCAGACCGGTTCTGTGCGTCGTCGGTATGGGCAGAGCGTGCTGGCCAGCACCGATGTCGCCGGTAACACGATCAGCGGCTCGTGGCAGGCTGCGGCGACGCACCAGGGGCGCCTCCTGGGTGTCTCGGCTGGCCAGCGCTTGTATGACTACGGAGAGACTGACGCACGCTGGGCCGACAGAGGCACGCATTACAGCTGGCCGATCGCCACCACTCCAGTGGATGCGCTGGTTATGTCAGCCACCCAGCCAGCCACGCATGACATGGGCATCATTGGGAACTACACCCTCTATGCCTACGATTACATCATCCCCAATGGCGCGAATGCCGACTACTACACGGCTTTCACCCTGGTGGATACCAATGGCACGCGCTACGCCACGAACCAGAGTCTCTCGTCGAAGATCAATAGCGCTGCGCTGCTCTCCAGCTCGGTGAAGGTCGTCACGAGCGGGACCAAGTTCTACATCATCTACAGCGACGTGAACGCCGTCGCCAACATCAAGTGCTTCATCATTGATACCACGAGCGCGGCGACGATCGCCAGCTCGCTGGTGGGGGCAGCGACGACGCTGATCGGCACGTTCGGTGGGGCGCTCGACGCTTATGTGAGCGCTGGTGGAAGTGTGTTTGTGGCGTGGATCCACTCCACCGTGAACACCGTAGGGCTCATGAACGTGAACACCAGCGGCGCAGCGGTGGGCGCGATCAGCTGGGTCGCGCCAGGCCCCTCTCAGCCACTCAGTATCAGTGTCTCAGCGCTTACAAACATTGGCGTGGCCTTCGTATGCGGCACTGCTCTCGCCGATGTCTACGCGCGTACCTATACGTTCAATGGCACCGCGTTCACGCTGACGCAGACGAGCGCTGCGCTAGATGTCGTGGCCGGCACGCTGGTGCAGTGCGTGTGGACCAACGTTACGACGCTGCGCATCTTCTACCACGCTACGTTCACGAGCTACACCGGGCTGAAGCAGGTCACGTTTACCACCGCTGGCGCAGCTGGCGTGCCCACCGCTTATTTGGCGCGCTCTATCATGGTGAGTCGCCCATGGATGGCCGATGCCGGCGACGTGGGACCCTTCGTCTGGGTCATCAACGAGGATGGGGTCACGAGTACGGCCCAGCCCACGCTGTACCTCATGCGGTATGACGGCCTGTTTATGGGCGTGGCCAGCAGAGGCATCGCTGCGGTCACCCTGGTGAGCTTGGCCTTCGGGCTGCCTCACGTGCCCTCGCGAAGCCACGTCTACCACACGATCAGCGACCAGTACGCACGCATCGCTGGTAATGGCGACCCTGCATTTTCGCCTGGCACTGGCACCTCCAGCATGATGCGCGACATTGCCGTGGACATGTCGAACACCACGTCTGGCGCCTTTGCTGAAGAAGGCAACTGCACCTATTTCGCTGGTGGGGTGCTGCAGCAGTATGACGCCGTGGGCACCACTGAAGTGAGCTTCGCGAACTTCGTGGACACGCAGCACCGCGTCACGATGACTCAGGCGACCATTGCTGGCACCCATCTCACGCTGCTCAAGGAGTACAGCTATCGCTTCACGTATATGTGGGTCAACGCCCAGGGCCAGCGCGAGCTGGGCACCGATGGTGGCTCGAAGAACATCACGCTGACTGGTGGCAACAACCAGGTCACCATCACGCTCGATGCTCTGCCCTGGACGCGAAAGAGCAGCCTTACTGGTCGTCAGAACCTGGTGATCGCGGTGTGGCGCTGTGTAGACCCTACCGGTAACGACCAGTTCAACCTGGTGGGCACGGTGTCCAACGCGATCCTCACCGACAAGCTTACCTTCGTGGACTCGATGACCGATGCTGTCGCGGCGACTCAGGAGCTGCTGTACATGGGCTCCAGCCAGCCTGGCGACGAGCTGGACAACGTGGGCCCACCTGCCTGCTCACTGATCGCTGCTGGCAACAACCGCGTCTTCCTGGCTGGCCTGGCCGACGATCCGAATCTCATCTGGTACAGCAAGGCGCGTGGCCATGGCGAGGCGCTGGCGTTCAACGACGCGCTCACCATCGTAATCCCCCAGGCCGATGGTCCTATCACTGCGCTCGCTGTCTTCGCCGAGTACCTCATCGTCTTCTGCGAGCGTGGCATCTACCGCGTGAATGGTGGGGGCTTGAGCAACACCGGCACCTCAGGTGGCTTCACCGAGCCTGTGCGCGTGATGACTGATGGTGGTGTCGCCAACTGGCGCAGCGTCGTGGTGACGCCCATGGGAGTCATGTACCGCGGCGTGAAGGGCATCATGCTGCTCACCCCTGGCTTCACCACCGAGTACATCGGTGCGCCAGTGGAGGGCTTGCTGCTCAGCAGCGCCACGCTCTCCTCGGCGATCCTGCTGCCCAGGGCTCAGCAGGTGCGCTTCACCACCGACGTCTGCACCCTGGTCTACGACTACTACCACAACCAGTGGTACAAGTTCACGCACACCATGAGCCCTGGCTTCGCCGTGCTCTGGAATGACGTGTTTGCTGGGCCTAGTAGCTCGATGGTCTATGAGGACCCGGCGGTGTGGAGCGACGGCGGCCAGAACTACCAGGTGACCCTGGTGCTGGGCTGGATGCATGGCTCTGCGCTGCCCAGTGACATCGCGATTCGCAAGGTGGGGCTCGTGGGCCAGTCCCTGGACCAGCATTACCTCACCATCCAGATCGCCAAGGATCAGGCCAGCACGGCGAACCAGACGGTGGACGTCACGATCGCTGGAGCTGGTCCTATTCAGAAGCAGACGCGCGTGAAGGATCAGGTTGTGTCGCAGATGGAGATCACCGTGGGCGACTGGAATACCGCGATCTACGGCTTCCCCTTCTCGCTCAGCACCGCAGGCTTCTGCCTAAACGAAATCACCTTCGAGCTGGCCCTGCGCAACAAGGTCATGGGGCGCAAGGAGTAATCAATGGGCTACGGCGATCCTAGCTACGTTCCAGGTGGTGGCTCTGGTGGTATGTGGCCTCCACCTCAGCGGCCACGCCCTGCTGGCCCACCCACGCTGCCTCCAGCTGCAAACCGGGGTAATACCAATTTCACTGGTAGCGACCCGATGGACAACTTCAACCTGCCTGGGTGGCAGGCTCGTGATGCGTGGAGTGAGAACCAGGCTGTTCAGGCGCATAACCGCGCTGCACCTCAGTCGGCCAATGACTCGCAGTTTCGTGGCTACCAGGACAGCCTTGCCCAGCGTCTCTCTCGCCAGGTAAACGGCGAGGACTCGCTGAGCGCGATCGCCCTGCGTAACAGCACGAACCAGAACCTCGCGCAGCAGCGTGCCATGGCTGCCAGCGCTTCTCCTGGCAATGTCGCCATGGCGCAGCGTATGGCGCAGCAGGGAGCAGGCACTATCAACCAGGGCTATGGGGCTCAGGCTGCTCAGCTGGGCATCCAGGAGCGTAATGCCGCAGCAAATGCGCTAGCTGGCCTGAGTGGCCAGGCACGCACGCAGGACCTGCAGAATAACCAGTTCAATGCTGGGGCTCAGCTGGCCAACCGTGGGCAGAACGATCAGTATGCCCTGGGCCAGGGCCAGCTTGCGCTCGCCAATGCTACTGGGCAACAGCGTGGCACCATGGGTTACGAGGCCAACCAGACCCAGCGGTATGGCATCGATAAGAACGCGCCCAAGGAGCCCAGTTGGTGGGAGAAGGGCATCGGCATGGCTGCCCAGCTTGCCCCCCTTGCGTTTATGGCCGAGGGAGGAGTGGCCACCTCGCCCACCGAGGCTATCGTGGGTGAAGCCGGCCCCGAGGCCATCCTGCCACTCGGCGCCCTGATCAACGGCACGCAGAAGCGCGCCGCTCTACCTGGGTCGCCTGAGGCTTTGAGCCAGCTCACGCAGTCTGACAATGCCCATCATGACGCGCGTCTTCAGTATGCGCAGTCGCTCGCAGCCTCGCATACCAATGATCAGGACCCTATTGCCAGCGGCATCGCCAAGGGCATCGGCAACTTTCTGATGGTAAAGGGGGCCAAGGCTAATGACGCCGCTTCTGGCGCCATGAAGAATGCCCTGTACCAGCAGGCAAGCCGGCCTCAGCTCGCGAGTCTAGACGAAGGCATGCAGCCCATGATCCGCCAGCCTACGCTCATGGCTAACGGCGGGATCGTAACCAAGCCGACTCGCACGATCATCGGTGAGGCTGGGCCGGAGGCTGTGGTGCCACTCGACAAGCTGCCTGCGCTGATCGATCGGCTGCAGCAGAGTGTGGGCCACACCAGCAACATGGTCGCGCGTGATAACGACTACGAGCCTCCACAGGCTCAGAAGCATGCCCAGCTCCTCCAGCGCAGCCTCCATGACTCGCCTCCTGCTGTACAGAGCGATTATGGCCCTGCCGTGCCCCAGGAGGGCCCTGCTGCGCCAGCTGGGCCACGTGGCTGGAGTGCTGCTAACCCGATGGAATACGAGATGTACAAGAACGGCGCTGACTGGAAGCGTGCACGCCAGGAGGGTCGGCAGGGAAACCCGGGGATGATGTTCAGCGGTGGCATGGGCAACATGACCCGCGAGCAGTGGCTGGCCTTTCTCCATGGACTCGGCGTGCAGTAAGCCATGGCTATCTCGCCCTTCGACACCTCGGACAACGGCCCACCGCTCGACGCGACTGGCCAGCCGATCCTGCCTACGGTACAGACCCCTGTACCTGAGCAGGCGCCGCCTCCGATGCCTCCTGCGCCCATGGTGCCCCCTCCTGTGGATGCATCGCTTCAGGGGGCTCCTGGAGCGCCTCAGCAGCCTCAGGACGCCGGTCCGCTGCCTTGGCCAGACCCTGCCTGGATGCAGCCGGAGATGCATCCCCAGGGCATGCAGCAGGCGCCAGAGGGGCCACCTGTGGCTCTCCAGGGCTCGCCTCCTGATCCTGGCGCCGCAGGTCCACCTGTCGACCTTCAGGGGCCTCCTGTAGGCTTGGCTGGCTCGACGCCACCACCACCGTCTGCGCAGGAGCTGGAACTAAGTAACCAGGTGCCTCCAGGGGCCTCTGCTGCCAAGCAGATGAAGCCTGCTGGTTACCTTGGCCAGCTCGACGCCAACGCCGAGGCGCATCGCCAGGCGCTACTCGCCGCAGCTCATGCTGAGCAGCAGCTCAATGACTTCAATTCGTCGCAGGGCGTGCTGGCTGCGCAGAATGCTGCGAAGCAGCAGCAGGCTGCAGATGCTGAATTCCTGGCAGCCAACAAGGCAGCCACGACTCGTCGCGCTGCGCTCGACAACGAGGCGATGAAGATCGCGAACCAGCAGGTGGACCCACGCCGTGCCTGGCATGACGCCTCCTTCGGCGCAAAGCTCGCCATCGGCATCGCCACGATCGTGAACGGCATGGTGACGAAGGGGAACATCGGCGCCAGCCCTGTCGTCGCCATGGTCAACGCGATCTGTGAGCAGGACATGAAGGCGCAGGAAGACGCGCTCCAGAATCGCACCAACATGCTCGGTGTGCGTCGTGGGCTCCTTGCTGAGGACGTGGCTGCAGGGCGTGACCTGGTGGACTTCAAGTACAAGTCCATCGCTGCGGCCTATGGCATGGCTGAGAACCAGATCAAGGCCTATGCTCTGAAGTTCAACAACCCGGTCATCACTGCCAAGGCGATGGAGCAGCTGGCGCAGATCAACGACGCCAAGAGCGAGCTGGCGAACAAGTTCCACCACCAGGCCGTGGAAGAGTACTTCCAGGGTCGCGCTGCGAATAATGCTGATCGCCAGACTGCTCTGCAGGAGCGCAAGTTCAACGCTGAGCAGGCTCAGACCGAAGGTCCGAACGTGCCGCTCATGCGTGAGCAGCGCGAAGCCGCCAACGACAAGGCTGCTAAGCAGGTGTTCCTGGCGCACTACAAGGCGCACTCCAAGCATGGCGATGAGCCTGTGCAGGGGCCGAATGCCGCTGTCACCGAGGATGTCAATAAGACGCTCGCGCACGCCACGAGCTTCGTGCAGGGCATCCGTCGCCTGAAGGAGATCCGCAAGGCGAACGGGTTCAAGCCATTCGGCTCCTGGGGCAATGACGACATGAAGGAGGCTAACGCGATCTACGAGAGCCTCCTCACCGATTTCTCGAATATCAACCACCAGGGCACCATCCGCGATGGTGAATACGAGCGTTACGAAAAGATGTTTGGCTCTATCGGTGGCTTCATCGATCCGTCGGCCAACCTCGACACGCTAGAGCACCGCGCCATCCAGCAGGCGAACAACGAGCTGCAGGGGCGCATCGGTCCTGACGTTGACTTCTGGAAGCCCCAGGACACCCCTGGCGCTAGCCCCTACTTCATGGCTGGTGGCCAGCCCAAGAAGGAGCCAGGCGTCGCTGGCATTCCTGCCCAGGGCCAGACTGGCGAGGAAGCGCCGCTCTCGCCGTCGGCGCAGGAATTCATCAACACGGGCAAGTTCAAGGCGTCGACTGACAGCAAGGCACTCCTCGACTATGCAGGCGGTGGGTAATGGCTGAGCCGCTTCCTACGCCTGCGCCAGCTCCTGGTCAGACGTGGGTGGATCAGTCGCTGGGTGGCTCGAATCCCGAGGACCAGATCGCGGTCGTCGCCCCTGATGGCAGAGGCGGCACGGTTGCGCGCAAGAACCTCAGCGAGGCGCTACAGAATGGCTTCCAGCTAGAGCACCCAGCAGCCACTGAAAGTCGCGCTGAAGAGAGCTACTACGGCAGCCGGCCCATCGAGGCTGGTGCCGAGGCAGCTCTCTCTACTGCCACGTTCGGTCTGAGCCGCTTCATCAACCCTGAGCACCAGCGCAAGGTGCAGGGTCATAACGAGACCGCTGCCACCGTGGGTGGCGTTGCTGGCGCGTTCTTGCCCGTGGGTGCCGCTGGCATCATCGGCAAGGCTGGCATGGCAGCCGAGGGGCTGCTGGGCCTGAGTGAAGGCGCTGGCGTTGCTGCCAAGGTGGGTGGCGGCATTGTGCGCGGTGGCGTCGAGGGCATGGGTTACGGCCTGGGCGCTGGCGTCGAGCAGGTCGCGCTCAGCGAGAAGCCTATGAGCTGGGAGAACGCTGCAGCGACCATCGGTAGCAATGTGCTGGGTGGTGGTGCCATTGGTGGCGTGATCGGTGGTGGCGCGAAGCTACTCAGCGAGGGCGCTGTGGCTGCCAAGGCCTACGCTGACAAGCAGGTGGAGGCGATCACCAAGGGCACGCAGGGTGCTGAAGCTGAGGCAACGAATCGTGCTGCTTACCCCGAGTTTGCTGAGCTAGATCAGAAGGGCATCGGCAAGGTCATCGTGGAGGAAGAGGGCGTAGTCAAGGCCAAGAAGGCTGCAGACATCGCTGAAACCAAGTCCGCGTACAAGGCTGAGGAGACGAAGCTCGCTGAGCAGAAGACGGCTCAGGCTCGAGATCTATACCAGGACGCCTCGGCCTACAAGGAAGAGGCGCGCCAGGTGTTCATCCCTGCTGGCGACGATGCAGAACTGGCCGCGCAGTTCGGTGGCTCCATGGACAAGATTCGTGGAGGCCTCGACAACGAGACCGGCTTCATCGCGAAGAAGGGCGCAGGGAAGTTCATGGAGGGCCTGCAGGAGCAGGAGACTGCCCTCAAGAAGGCCGTAGCGCGCTCTGAGGGCGTGCTGGAGCAGGCTGAGCAGAAGCAGCAGGCGCTCTTTGACTCGCTACCCAAGGAAGCCCCTCCAGTCGAGCAGCCCCTCAAGTTCACCGACGTGGCCTCGGAGACCGAGGCGGGCAAGGCCAAGCGCAGCAAGATTGGCTTTGGTGGCGAGGTTCCTGAAGAGCCTCAGGTGTACCTCACCCCTGAGCAGGCCGAGTCGTACCGTGACTGGCGTGGCACTGAGCGCGTGAAGGGCATGAAGCCCCTCGCGATCCCTGAGAGCGAGCTGTTTGCCTTTCGCAACGCTGTGGAGGCTGGCGAAGCGCTGCCCATGGACGTGCTGCGTGCTCAGCGTGCTCCAGAGCTGCTGGCGAAGAACCAGGCGCTTCAGGCGCGCTTCGCTGAGGTGCAGGGCAAGCCGACCAGCGAGTACCTCACGCACCTGGAAACCAAGCTGGAGCAGATCAAGCATGACGCCACGCCTACGCCTCGGTTGCAGGCTGCTAAGGCTCACCAGGCTGATCTGCAGACTCCCAGAGGCCTGGGCCACACCATCGCCCAGGGCATGGGTGGAGCTGTAGGCGGCAAGCTGGGCTTCATGGCAGGTGGCCCTTTGGGTGCCGTTGCTGGCGCCTTTGTGGGTCGTGACCTTGGCATCCAGGCCTTCGAGAAGCTCACTAATAAGCTCGCGAAGAGCGGTGCACAGCGTGGCAAGGTGATCAAGACGGCGATCGCCAAGATGTTCAGCAAGGGAGCAGGGGCCACCGCCAAGGTGCTGCCCAACATGACCAAGATCATCCCTGCGATTCAGTATGCCTCGAAGAAGCACGCTGATTCGCAGCTGGGCCCCGATGACATGCGCCCCTCGAAGGATGCCACTGTCACCGCTTTTAGACAGCGCGCTAGAGAGCTGAATTCGGTCACTGAGCCGGTTGCTGATGGCTCGTACCAGCCACGCATGCTTGCCTTGAGCGACCTACACGATCGCGTAGCAGCGCTCTGGCAGATTTCACCTGAGGGAGCCAATGGTGTGGAGAAGCTGCAGGCTGCCAAGTGGGCCTTCCTGGCTAGCAAGTTGCCTCGCAATCCTGCGCCTCCTTCGCTGCAGATCGGTCCTGACTCCTGGGAGCCTTCGAAGCAGCAGATGAGCCTCTTTGCTCGCTACATGGAAGTAGCTGAGCGACCTGAGGCTGCGGTGGAGCGCCTCGCCGATGGCACCATTTCTCCTGGCGACGTCGAGACGCTGAAGGCTGTATGGCCTGCGCACTACGATGAGATTCGTCAAGAGTGTATGAACCACGCAGCCACCATGCAGCGCACGCTCCCCTATGTGCAGCGCTTGAACTTGAGCATCTTGCTGGACGTGGATGTGGATCCTGCGCTCAGCCCTGCAGCAATGCAGGTGTTCCAGGCTCCGCCTCCGCAGCCATCTGAGCCAGCTAGCCCAGCTCAGCAGAAGTCGCTTCCCATGGGGATGATTGAGCCTACGCAGGCTCAGCGCATGTCGTCGAAGTAACCCTCTCTCACAGATCGAGGTACCCCGATGTCTCAGCGTCTGCTCAATGCAGCGCAGGCGACGACGTCTGCGCCAGCGCTTGTGTTCAGCACTGGAACCATTACCGCCGTCTCAGGTGCCAACCTGGTCGACGGCGAAACCTTCACTGTCACCACGCATCGTGGCGTCAAGGTCACCTTCGAGTTTGACTCGAATAGCAGCGTGACCACTGGCAACGTGGCTATCACCTTCGCCGGTGGCGACACGAATGCCACCGTGGCCACGGCGATCGCTGCAGCCATCTCGGCGCAGACGAACCTGAACCTGTCTAGTGCTGCAGTGGGAGCGACGGTGACCAACACCGCGCGCTTCAGTGGCCCAGACTTCAGTGCTGCACTGACTGAGACGGTGGCTAACGGTACCTTCGCTGTCACCGACGTCACTGGAGGTACCTATGCGGGCTTCCCTCTCCAGGGCAATGGTGTGGGCACCGCTGGCTACTACCTGAAGCCCTTCGATGCTGGCGCCCTGGTGATCAGTGGCGCTGGCACTGGAGCGCTCACGTTCCAGGGCATCGTGTGGGTGTACTCGGCTCTCGCCGATGCATGGCTGCCCAACGGTATCAGCGCGACCATCGCTGATCGCGGCAAGCTGAACGACGGCACCACCATCACTGGCACCACCACGCTGCTGCACACGCAGCTGATCTATGGGCTCAGCGCTTACGACCGCATCGCGCTGCAGATCACCACCCTCACCGGCACGGGAATGACGGTTAACGCCTACCTCATCCCGCGCTACCAGAGCTAAATCCCATGGGACTCTCTCAACTCGATCGCAATGGCGATGGAATGGTCCACCTCTCCAGTGGTGGCACTAGCCTCTCGCCAGGTACCACGCCATCTGCTGGCGACACTGGAGCGAATGGCCCTGGTGCGCTCGGGACCATCCTGGATCCCGATATCTACAGCAAGGCATGGAATCTCATTTTCCCTGCGAACCTCGTGGGCAGCACGCCAGCCTATGAGAGCTATACCGATGTCAATGGGAATGCTCGCTACGATGGCATTCGCATCAACCGTTTGCAGAATGAGTCCGCTGGCGACAAGCTGGCCATGCAGTTCGTGGCGCCGACTGGCTGCACGAGCGTGGTTCTGTCGCTGGCAGCGAGGCTGCCCACTGGTGTCGCCAGCTCGACCATCGTCATCGGTGTCTACGCACTCGACGGCGTGACGGTGATTCAGACCGTGACGTGCGCGCTCACGTCGAGCATGCAGACGTTCACGACTGCAGCTGCCACTGTGGTCGCTGGTACCGAGTACCGCGTGGTGATCAAGGTCCACGAAGTGGGCGTGGGAACCACTGCCAACGCCAGTGCCCTGGTGGACCCCACCAGCGTGAAGCTCGTGCCCTCTGGTGCCCTGGTGGCTCCATTCGATGCACCTTGGGCACGCTTCGGCACGAATGGCGCCAAGCTCCATGACAACCGGATCTCGGCGGCAATCAGCCGCAAGATCGAGGTGTCGCCATTCGCTCGTCGGGTGTGGAAGACGCGCGCCACCACGATGGCCATCGAGTACTTGCGCACGTATACCTTCGCGGTCGTCGATCCGGCTGTCTTCGTGGATGGCAAGTGCGTGGGCACGATCACGCTGAGTGGCAACAACGCACTCAACATCGCGACCTTCACGTTGCCACCAGGGTTGAAGACGGTGGAGCTGGTATTCCCCCCGGAAAACAACCCATCTGTGCCACCGACGGCACCAGCTCTCGGTGGCGCATACATCAATGCGGTGTACTTCCCCTTGGACACCAACCTCGCAGAGGTGGCGCCCAGCGATGCACGTGGTACCCGGCGCCTGGTCATCTACGATGACTCGACGGCCTGTGGATTCGGCTGCACCTCGGCTGCAGCGCAGGGGCTCGTCTCGATCCTGCGTAGAGACTTCCCCGGCGCTGTCATGCTGGAGGCGCACGGATCCCGCTCGCTCGCCGAAGACTGTTGCACTGCTGCGGCTATTCCATTCGTGGCAGCCGATGCAGCCACTGCAGCCAGCGTCGCGAAGCAGGTCGCCTTTGCCAGGAAGATCGCGCAGTGCCAGCCCACTGATATCTGGTTCGCGATCGGGACCAATGACTATGGTGGTGCGTATTGGGCCGCAGTGACTGACTACAGCGCGTGCATGGGCGCTACACTCGACCTGCTCAACACCTACAACCCAGGTGCGCGTATCTGGGTGCAGACGCCTCTGCGTCGTGCGACTGAGACGGCCAACAGCGCTGGCTGGACCATGGCTCAGCTGCGCACGGAGATCACGACGGTGGCCACGGCCAAGGCCTATATCGGAGCCAGCCAGGTCATCGATGGCAACGCCATCTTGGGCAGCACGACCACTGGCACGAACGGTTTGTATGGTGACACCGTGCATCCCAACACGAACGGCTGCGCCCAGTGGGCCGAGTCGATCCGCACCACCCTGGGGTACTAATGGCTGGACGTTACTCGCGACCATCCACGCCGCATCCCACGCAGCCACCTCCGCTGCCACCTTCCCCTGAAGAGGAGCGGCCACTGCGTGATGCGCCCATTGAGCCGGTTCCCCCTCTGGAGCGCGTTGAGAAGCGCCTGAAGCCCCTCCATGCTCTTCTGGCTGTCGCCATCGCCCTCATCGGCGCTGGGGCAGCCTGGGCCAGCTGGGACCACAGCGTGGTGAAACATGCTGAGCTGGACAAGGTGAGCACGACTGCAGCATCGAACCTAGCCGCTGCCACCGAGGCGCAGAGCTACCAGCTTCACGCACTCCAGGTGGACGCGCAGAGCGTGCGTGAGCGCTTGGCCAGGGTAGAAGCCAGCTTGAATGCGATGGGTGACGATCTGAAGTTCGTACGCGAGCAGCTCATCGAGATCGCCAAGTCGACTGGCGCGAGAGCAGTGAAGGACCCTAGCCCATGAAGAAGTTCTTTCGCGAGCACTGGAAAAAGATGGCTGGGTGGACCTGTGCAGCAGGTGTCGCTGTGCTGGAATTCACCCCCTACAAGGGCTTGAGCGCGCCTCTGGGCCTGCTCTGCGCTCACCTGCTCACCGATGACTACCACGAGGGGCAGCGTGCAGTGGAGGTGGCTAACCCGGTTATCAGAGCTGTGCGCGATGCCCTGGTGCTGAAGAAGAAGCGCCTGCCCCCACCACTTCCACCAGCTCCAGGATCCAGTCGATAAACCACGCCACTGCGGCTCCGCGCATGTAGCAGCTCATGCAGGTAGGCGGGTAAAACGTGCTGGAGATGAACCACTCAAACTCAGGCACCCTGCCACACGATCTGCACCTGTACATTCCTGCCCTCCACGCTACGCCTCGTGCTCCTTCTTTCTGATCACTTCCCGTTGGCTAAACCGTCATGGTTAAGCTGACTGGGTTGATTTTCACGAGGCGCAGCGCGCAGCTCAGGAACCCACCTTCTTGTACTTGAAGCCGCGCCGGCCATCGCGCTCTTCCTCGGCTGGCATTCTGGCTAAAAACCCCCACAGATTCAGCTTCAGCAGGTAGCTCGACAGAGGCGCAGGGTTGATCCTCACCCCCATCTCCTTCAGGGCTACGCGAAACTCGTTCTGCGTCCTCCACGTCTGCTCATCAGCGATCTCCAGGATCGCCTGCATGGTGGGCGCTAGAGGCACTTGCCCGGTGCCATGACACCATTTGCACTGTCTAGTTGCCATTTGGGGTGATCAGCCAGAATCGAACTGGCGACTGAGGATTAAAAGTCCTCTCGTGTTCCCACTACACCATGACCACCAAGGGGTGGGGCTGGACGGAATCGAACCGCCGACCTTGGGCACGCAACCCAGTGAGTTCCCACTACACCACAGCCCCCATTCGTACGGGCACAGGGATTCGAACCCTGAACATGCGCGACTTCGAGGGTCGCCGTCCTAACCGTTGGACCATGCCCGTGTGCTTCGATCGGGGGAGGGGATTCGAACCCCTAACATGCGCGGTTTCAAAGACCACCGCCCTGCCGATTGGGCTACCCCCGAGTAACTAGCTAGGGCTCAGGCGTCCCGTGATTGCGCGTGTTCACCCCCTTGATGACTGCCGCGATGGCGTTCACCTCGCGCCCCGTCAACACGAGCATGAAGAGCTTCCCACCAGGACCACGCATGAGGATGTCGACCATTGGCAGGTTCTCCTTCGTGCCCTGCTCTGTAATCGTCACCCCTTCTAAACGCAGCTCGCATCCCTCGCCATACCGAGGGGCCACGTTCCCCTCCACCAGTTTGATGGCCACTCCTGGTCTCATCATTCCTTCACCTCTTCGTAGGCCTGCAGCGCATCGATGATCTCGAAGACGAACTTACGATCAGGGCCCTTCAGCTTGAGCAGACTCACCGACGTGCTCAGCGTGATGGTGCCACCGCTCTTCAGCTTCACCGTGACGTGCTCTTCACCGGTCTGCTGAGCTACAGCCTGTGCCACTGGTGGCGCAGGCACAGGAGGCGTAGGAGCGACCACAGGGGCAGGCGCAGGGGCAAGTGCCACAGGTTCGGGCTTGATGGCTTCCACTGCTGGCTTAGCACTGCCACCGAAGGCCTCCTTGGCCGAGAGCTTGCCGATGGGCTCGATGGGCTCAGCGGCATGAGTCTTCTTCCACTTCTTCTCGCCGCGGATTCCCTCAGGCATGGGGATATCAGGGCAGAGCTTGTGGAGTAGGAGCCACTTCTCGTAACTGGGGATCGTGTGACCCAGCTCCCACGAAGACACCACAGCCTGTGGGGTGCCCCCACCGAGCTTCTTGGTGAATTCGCCCTGGCTGAGTCCCATCATCTCGCGCGTAGAGCGCACGTGCTGAGGAAAGCCAGGAGGCGAGATCTTCGGGATGCCGACCTTGCTGCCAGGGCGAGGGCCACCCCTCTTGCCAGTAGGTGGAGGAGCAGCAGGCTTCATGGCACCGTTCTTCGTCGGTACGTACTTGTTGACCAAGTCCTCGGGCTTCGCAGTGACGAGCTTCAGCTTGTCGCCGATGGTGACCTTCGCTTCCTCCACGTAGGCAGGGCGAGGCTTCTCCATGGCGTCGAGCGCAGCTTGTTCGGCGAGGCGCTGAGCTTCGAGGCGATCCAGGTCGGCAATGTTGGGGATCGTGAGCCAGCCAGGAGGGTTGTTGAATCCCATGGCTGCGAAGCTGAAATCCCAGCGGTGTTTCTCTTTGCGGTTGATCCCGACGGTAGGGATCATCCCAGCGACCTTGCAGCACTCCAGCACCTTCTTCAAAACGGAGTCAGGGATGTCGTCGGCGAGGAAGACAACCACTTCAGCTCGTGGGTCGATGAAGATGGCGCCAGGCGTCTTCTTCATCTCCTCGCCGAAGGACTTCCAGATCTTGATGCCGTAGCGCTTGCGCAGCTCCTTACCGATCTCTTCGCGAGTATCGCGTCGACCACCTACGAGGTAGCCAAGGAACGCTTCCTTATCCCGAGGCGTTTTCCATTCCATCTTGGGTAGTCCTGTAAGGATCTTTGCCGACGGTAGGCCGCTCATGTCTTGGCTCCTTCCAGCTTGAGAAGTCGCTTGTAGTCGAGCATCAACACAGCGAGCTTCCTGCGCCCATGGTAGAGCAGGGCTGCGTCACCATCAGCGATGGGATCTGGAGGCAGGTAGGGCGCAGCCAGGATCGCCTCAGCGTCACCCAGCGCCAGCAGAAGCTCGTACATCGCTTCGCGCGCTGTGAGCTTACCGGACCCAGTATCGACGGCCACGAGCCTTCCCCTGCGTCTTGAAGTTGATCTTACGCAGGGGCAGAGCCAGGTCATCGGTGGTGGTGCCCATGCCCTTGGCGATCTCCTCGCAGCGCTGGCCAGGGTTCTTCTCCACGTAGGCCTTGAGCTTGCCCTGCAGCTTCTCCAGCTCCTCAGGAGAGCGCTTGCCGCTCAGGATGCGACCCTTGGGGGTGACCTGCTTGCGCCCATTGGTGAGGCTGGCGATCAGCTCGTTCACTTGCTCCTTGTTGCGCTTGGTGAAGATCCCTTCCAGCTCGTCCACGAAGCCCTTCACCAGTGATTCAATGTCTCGGTTCATCCTTACCCTCCGCCATAGCCTGCATTTCGGTGAACTGCTTTTCGATCTCAGGGGTCGCCAGGCCCTCTGTCTTCTTGTAGAGCGCCATGAGCGTGGCGCGCATGGCCACAGGCGACAGGAGCGAACCTGCCCAGATCTGTCCCTGGGGATCGGTGATGATGATGATCGCGTCCAGTGGTCCCAGGTCGACCTTGGCCATCTCGATGGCCTCGCCAACCTTGAGCAGTACGTAGTTGGTGAAGCCACGCACGGTGGCCTCCATCTCTGGTGGCTTGTCGCTCATGGCTTGAACCGCTTCGTGACTTCATCGTGGCTGAGGGGGCCGAAGAAGAAGCGCCAGCCAGTCACAGGGCTGTCGTAGCCCAGGATGGCCACCTGCACCTGCTTCAGCGACGAGTAGCGCTCCACCTGTCCCTCGCTCTCCAGCTCGACCATGTTGCCCTCCACGATGTTCACTCTGTACTGCTTGCCCTTATGCTCGTAGGGCCAGCTCACGCCCACCCCAGGCAGGCGACGAGCCAGTGCGATCCGGTTCGTTTTGAGGGGCTTCTGCCTCTTGATGCCGAGGACCATGGATCCCCTCATCGCATCAGCTACCGCCTCCACCAGCTCCTCCAGCAACTGCGTCTTGGGTCCCAGCTTGGGACGAAGAGCGTCGCGAAGAACTTGCTCTAGCTTATCTCTTACAGACTCGTGTGGCTCACCACCTGGCTTCTCTCGAACCGCCATGCCCATACCCACCTCATCACTTACCCTTGGCGGCCATGAGCATTTCGGGGGTGACGCCGCGCTGAGCGTTGTGCTTGCGGCATTCGCGGATCGCGGACTCCTCAGGGGTGAGCAGCTGGTCCTCCACCAGGAGCTGCACGCACGTCGAAAACTCGATGCCCCCAGCCTCGGCGCGAGCGCGGATCTTCGTCGCCAGCTCGTCAGAGAAACGAACCGTGTACACCTTGCCGCTGAGCCGCGCGCGTCCACCAGGACGCTTCTTACTACGTGTGCTTGCCATACGGGTAATTCTCGCACGAGACGCGGCGCGGTTAGTCATTCGTTTCTCCCCCGTGACAGTCGTGTAGTTCTTCCCGGAAGCACCCTACGAGCTGTAGGCTGGACCCCGCAAGACAAATGTTAATACGCCTTGATTTTTTTCTGCATGGGTATCCATGACCCGATTTCCGTCGGTGCTGAAATCCTACGCCGTGTAGGGCGATAGCCAGCGCATGTAGCTTGACCCTCGGCACAAGCTGGGCAACGGTCCTGCCACTCGCCAGGGTGCGAGCAGAAACGAGGAGCTTGCGATGATGCAGAACAAGGGTGTGCCCGTGATGGTGGCGATGCTGATCGCCGTGCTGGTGGGTGTGGCGCAGGGCGCTGAGGAGCGCAAGCTGCCCAAGCTGGTCGACCAGTGCAAAACGTCATGCGTGAAGTCGTCGGAGGGAGACGCGAAGAAGCAGGCGAACTGCGAGCGTGTGTGTGAGGTGATCTTCGATGGGAAGAAGAAGGCGCAGGATGCCGAGCAGCCAGCACCTAGCGATGAGGACTGGCGCGTGCGCTATGCCTGCGGAGACTCCTGCAGGGTCGCGCTGTGGACGTGCGAGGATGGCTGCACAGAGAGGAACCTGCCTGCTAACTCCAGCTGCAACGCTGAGTGCAGCAGCAGCTACCACGGCTGCAACAACATGTGCGATGTGATGTTCCCCTTCGCGGTTGCTCCTGTGGATGGCGCCAATGAGTAAGCTGGCGATCGTGATGGCGCTGGCCCTGCTAGGTGGTTGCGCGGCTGAAGAAGCAGACAGCGTGGCCTCGCAGCAGAGCGCTGTGGAGGAAGCTCCTGCGCCTCAGACCGAAGAGGAGATGCGGATCACGCTGCAGGCCTGCAATCACCTCTGCGGGAACCAGCTTGCTGCTGCAGATCTCAACTGCATCAACTGGTTTCGGGCGCACTACAACTACCAGCTGTATGACGCCTGCGAAACGGCGGCCAACGCGGATCGCGCTGAGTGCTCGATGCAGTGCGAGCGTAGTTGGGGCAGCCATGGCTGCGGCGACCACTGCCTGTAAACCCAGTGGACGACCCCACGCTTAAGATGCACCCAGGCCACCTCACTACACGCGAGGTGGAGGGCGTGGTCGGGCTCATCTGCGCCATCTGGGCGTGGCAGCTCTGGGTAGAGACGTATCGGTGCCGCTTCTACTACATGGGTCAAGAGCGATGCGTCCTGCATATGAACCACACCGGCTCCTGCGACTGCGGCTAACTAACCCCTCGTAATCTTTACCGGGTACTGTGAAGCGTTCTTCACCAAGAAACCTCCACAGTACCCGGTAGAAGTTGCGGTAGGTTACGCGCCATGACGAAACAGAAGCTTGCAGAGAGCCTACTCTTCCACGCCAACCAGATCGACCAGGAGGAATCAGGCATCGTCCCGCATCGCAACATCCAGGCAGCGAGTGTTAAGGCTCGCCTGGCCCACCTGCGATGGATGTGCGACGAAGCGGCCACGTTCATCCTGGACCCCAGCGACAAGCTGGACAAGGCGATGCGCTGGCTGGGCTTCATCCAGGGCGCGCTGTGGCTGCTGGGGGTGTCGACGATCGAGGAGTCGAAGCGGGCGAACATGCCCGAGGGCGAGGAGTACAAGCCGTGAGCGACGAGCTGGCAGAGCAGCTCGAAGAAGTGCGAGCCGCGCTGGTAGCGTCCAGGGCCGAGGTGCGCAAGCTGCGCAGCGCCATCGTCCCGCTTCGCTCGATCGCGCGCATGACCCTCACCGAGGGTCCATCCGCCCCGCTGGCTAACTCGATCCGGAGTGTGCTAAAGCGAAACATGGAGGGCGTGATGAGTATGAGAGGCGAGGTGATCTTGGAAACCGTGCGCGGCGAGTTCGTGCATCGCGGCTCCACCCTTCCCTACAAGAACTGGCCAGAGGTTCTTGTCTGGGGTGAACGCGTCTTCATGCGGTTTGGGTTTTCGCATGACGAGCCAGCGGTGCCGGTGTACCGCGAGGTGTCGATGGGGATGGTGATAAGCTAGGCGACGACGCGGAGGGTGACGGCGTGGGTGGCCCCAAAGCCCTGATCCGCCATTGGGGCCTTGACATCGCGATCCGTGGCGAACACGAGGCGCACGGTGGCACCGAACATGTCGAAGGTGATACCTCCCCTGACCACCAGGAGACGCAGCAGGTCACGCCGCTGCTTCGCATCAGCCTTGCGTGCAACCTCCTTCAGCTGCCCTACAAGCTCTTCCAGCTGGCGAGCGGCGCTGACAGTGCTGTTGGTGCCTTGCAGGGCTTCCTGGGCCGTCTTGAGCTGCGCCTGAAGGTGAGCACGGCGAGCAGCGTTGGTCGTGATCTGCTCCTTGGCTGCTTCTTCCTCGATGAGCCCCTGCATGAGCATGCTGAGGATGGCCTTCTCGCGCTTGGCCAGGTCGGCGAGCTGAGCAGTGATCTTCTCGGCATCGCTGGCCCAGGCCTGGGCCTCCTGGTCCTGCTCTTCACGCTTGCCGCGCAAGGTGGTCAGGATCTCGTCAGCAGGCTGGCTCAGGAAGTCCTGGACGCAGGTCCAGATCAGCTGATCAGTGGTCTCCTGGTTGAACACAGGCAGGGGGCAGCGAGGTGTACCAGGGACACGCCGATGACTGTGGTTCAGGCAGTGGTACTGCCGCACCGTCTTGCCCTTAGCGCCTTCACCATGGCGCGAGTAGATCGGCGCGCCACAGAGTGAGCACACGGCGAGGCGATGGCACAGGTAGAGCCCCAAGGGCTGCCCGATGCCCTTCTTCTTCGACACGCCTAGAGCGGCCTGCGCCGCGTACCAGGTTTCGTCATCGATGATGCGTGGCACAGGAATGATCACGTCATTCCAATAGTGCACGCCGCGGTAGGCAGGCGAGCGCAGGATCCGGATGACAGCACCGTCCCAGCGCCCACCCTTGGGGTTCTTCTCGTTCACCTGGGGGCCAGGGATGCCGCGCTCCTCCATATCCTTCGCAATCGCGTCGGCACTGAGGCTGGCCACAGCGCGAGCGAACATCTCGCGCACGTACTTGGCCTTCTCCTCATCGATGCTCCAGCCCTTGCCGTCGCGCTCCTTGTTGGCGACGTAGCGCAGGCCGTAGGGAAGCGCACCCTGGACATGTTGGCCACGCAGAGCAGCAGCGCGCTTGCCACGCTGGAAGCGCTCCACGCGTGTCGTATTCTCGGTGGCAGCCTGGTTGATGCGGAAGTAGAGGCGCATCGAGTCCATGGGGTCGCGCGGATCCAGCACACCATCCATGGGCGACCACAGCACGATTCCAGCCGTCTGGAACGTGCCGATGATGGGGCCAAACTCGCCCCAGTGATCCGAGCGAGTCACGCGATCGAGGTGGACGAAGCACACCACGTCGAACTTGCCCAGGGCAGCATCGCGACGTAGCTCAGCGAAGCCACCACGATGCTCCAGCTTGCCCGTAGACGCGCTCTTGCCATCGTCGGTGTACTGGCACACCAGGTCCCAGCCCATGGCTTCGATGCCAAGGGGCAGCTCAGAGAGCTGCGACACGATGGTCTGCTTCTTCTTCTGCTCCAGGCCAGAGACCCGAGCGTAGATGACAGCGCGTCTGCGAGGCTTCACAGAACACCCCCGAAGATCTCGCGCCGCTTCGAGGGCGGACGAACTACCTCCAGCTCGTACGAGCAGGTCATGGCGTGGCAGGCGAAGGCGCCCATTTCGATGCCTCGCTTCCAGTGCGGGCGCATCACCTTGAGGCGAGGTTGCCCCTTGCGCTGAGTAGGTTTGCCGCCTGCTGCACCGAGGGCAAAGCCTTTGCCATACCAGAGCGCAGCAGCCGAGAGGACGAGCTTGTTGTTCTTGGCCATGTCAATCAACCTACACGATGTAGGGCGATTGGTCAAGCACCTGGTTCATCAGGCGCCGTGGAAGAGGTTCATCGGCAGTGGATTCGGATCAGCTCGTCGAGCAGGTTGACCAGCTTCATCAACCTGATGGGGTCGGCTGGCTGGCTGGAGTACTCCAGGCGGACGCGCATCGCTGGAGAGCTGGCCTCGACAACGAAGTTGCGATGCTGGCGACGTACCCTAGAAGGGGTCTTCTTCGCTGGCAGCTCCACCAGGCACCTCCGTCTTCGCGCGATCAGGTGCAGGGTAGCCACCTACCATCGGAGGAACGCTCTTCGCGAGCATCTTCATTTCTGCCGCGAACATACGCTTCTGAGCCATATCCATCGGCTTCTCCAGCTTGATGGGTCCACCTCCACCGAGGCGATTCACGAACTTCACCTTGGGGAAGATCTTCCCCTGGTTCTTCCCTTCCGTCTTCTCCTCGTGACCGATGTCGAGCTGGACGATGTACCGCCCCATGCCCTCCATGCTCATGATGTCATCGTTGGACCAGCCGCAGTAGCGCAGCGACTGCATGGTGCGGTCCTTCGACTTGTCAGTGAAATAGCCATACCAGTTGATGCAGTGGCCAGCGAATTCACCCTCCAGGATCTCGAACTGCACGCACACCTGGCGCGTGTTCTTCTCGCCAGCAAAGCCGAAGTCCCACTGAATAGCGTGGGCGTTGTACTTGCCTTCAGGGATCATGCGGTCTCCTTGCGCTGCTCTAGCTGAGCTAGGTGTGCGTCGCGAATGTTGACCTGCTCATGCAGATCAGAGATCTCGTTCTGTAGCTGGTCGTTCGTGAACCCCATCGTGTTCAGCGACTGCTCCAGCTGGATGATCTGGTGCGCTTGATCGTCGATCTTCTTGCGCTGCTTCTCCAGGGCGAACGTGGCCACCTTGCTAGCTTCGCGATGGGCACGCAGCTCCTGGCCCAGGTGCTCACAGGCATCGATGAGGCTCTGGTCACCCTCGACTTCGAGGATCTCGCAGAGCTTCTTGTACTGGGCCTGGTAGAGCTTGCCCTCGAAGAGCCCTTCCTCGCGACCCTTTCTGAACCCTTCATCCCAGGCCTGCTCATCCAGGGCATCGAGGGCGCCCTGGTTCATCAGGATCATCTCGTCACTCACGGCGTGCTCACGAAAGTGACAGGCTTGGCCAGGTAGTCAGCGATCTTCTCCAGCGCAGCGGCAGTGCGCTCGCTGATGGAAAGGCTGCGCTCCAGCAGCTCCTGGTGGCGTGCATTCTCGATAGAGCGCCGGCTGCCATCCACCACGATGAGCGCGTTGTAGTCCTTCTGCACTTCTACCTGCGCAGCGAGGTAGCTCTCGATCGTAGCGCGATGGCTGATGCAGGAATTGACATCCAGAGCACGCAGCTGAGCCTCCGCCTCTTCGCGCTTGTCATGGGCCTCCTGGCGTTCCTCCCAGCTCTCGCGCTTGCTCGTGGCGTTCTTGACGACGTTGTCCAGCTCCTGGCTTGCCTCGTTGCTCATGGGGTCTCCTTCTTCATGCCTTCACGCATGGCAGCCTCTAGCTCGCGCCACTTGAGTGGCAGCATCTCAGGCAGGTTGAACCGGTTCTTGGCGTCGTAAGCAGCAGTGCGCTGTGTCCACAACGAGCGCTCACCCGTGCTGATGCCCTTTACCTTGGCGTCGCGCTCATGGATCTTCGTGGTGGCCTCATCGTAGCGAGCGAAGAGGACTGCATCGCTCCACTCCTTGATGAACCCAGCAGCCTTCTCATGCAGGCGCAGGGTGTAGCGATCGTAATCAGGGCCATCAGGGTTCTTGAATGGCTTGATGAACGTGTGCCCCAGCAGCAGGATGTTCATGCGCCGCACAGCGCGCAGCTCGTCCAGGCGAGCCACCAGATTGCGCCATTCATCGAGGGCGACCTGGTATCCCTTGCCATAACCGAAGTCCTCCACGCTCTTGAACTTGGCTTTCTCAGCCACGTGCTTGAACACCATCGCCTCCACGCGATCGATGGTGTCAATGACGAGTGTCTTATAGCGATGGTCCTGGCTATAGAGCGTCTCGATGGCGTCGTACATGTCCTGCAGCGTGAGCGGCGTGGGGAACTTCTTCGTCTTCAGGTGATTGCCACTCTGCTCAGGGTCCAGCGCGATATGGTCATCGATGTCGACCACGAGCGACGTCTTGCCCACGCCTTCAGGGCCGTAGACCAGGATCACCCAGGGCTCAGCACGTGGGCCATCGGTGACAGCATCGAGGCTCATGCGCTTGGGGCGCACAGCCGGCTTGGTAGCCGTGGGCATCACAGGCATGCGCGCACCGCTGCATCCTTGCCTTCAAGCAGCTTACGCAGAGCCACAGTGCGCTCTGCATTACGCGGTGCTCCCTCCATGAGCCCAGTAGCCATTTCAGCAAATGAGGCGCTCATGTACTTGAGCGCGAGATTCGTCAGGTGGTTGAACCGGAAGAACTTCAGGATCTGCTCCTCGGGGTACTTGGTGATCATAGCCTCCAGCTCGTCGGCAGAAGCCTCCAGCTCGTCCAGGTCGGTCTCGCTCTTCTTGGTCATCTCGCCTCCAGTCGCAGAACGTCGGTTAGGGCCAGGCCATCCAGCTCTAGGCAGTCGCGTTCTCACGCTTGCTCAGCTCTGGGTGTGCGTCGCGAATCTTGAAGAGCCGCTCATCCTCGATGGAGGCGACTCCAGTGCAGACGTCGTAGTAGTCACAGGTGCGGTTGAACTGGATGCAGGCATCGGGATTGCGCGGGTGCATGCCCAGCGAGATCACGTCGCGCATTTGCGAGGCCTGGAGCCACAGGTCGACGCGCGCCTCGTGCATCTCGCGCTCCAGGCGCACGACTACCCCGCGCTTGTAGTAGCTCTCTGGTTCTGAGGCGATGGCCTCACGCACGCGCAGCCGGAAGTCATCCAGGGATTCATCCTCAGCACGCTGCTGGGCGTAGAGCTTGCCAGTCTTGGTGTACTGGCGAGATGCCTCTGGCGTGGCCTTGAGGCGACGCTGGAGAGGGCGACGAATCACGTCGTAGATGCAGCCAGCGACGTCAGGGAATGCCCCATAGTAGACATTCACCTGGCCATCCATCCGGAGTCGCTGCCAGTACGCAGAGCCCTCGCTGATATCGCTGGTGGTCGTTTTGTGCTCGACCAGGTAAGAGCGCTGGTCCAGCTCGCTGGTGACCTTGGCGTCAATCTTCCCGCTCAGCGTCCAGGTACGCGATGGGTGATTGGTCAGAGGGTTCACCAGCGGCATGGTGAATTCGTGCTCGACCAGCTCGGTGACCAGAGGCTCCTGGTGCCAGCGCAGGTGGTAGCCAGCCATCAGCTCCGAGGCGATGACCAGCTCTTCGTCGTCGGTGGCACCGCTGGCGAGCACGGCCTCAGCCAGGGTGGCCAAAGCAAGGGCTAGCCGCTGGGTACTGCCCAAGGCATACGCCTTCCACCACTGCTCAAGGGCTAGGTGGAAGAGACTGCCGAAGCGCATAGCCCCTGATTCGCTATGAGGTACGCGGCATTCTAGATAGCGATACTGGTGGAGGCGCGCGCACGTGCGAAACGCCTTCAGCCGGCTGCTCGTAAGCACCTGACTCATGTTTGCTAGGGATAATTGCCCACTCGAAGAGGTGATAGAAAAATCGCCTAATTTTTATATTGCAGGGTCGGATTCAATGCTTTACCCCTCGATTTCAAGAGGTGCGAATGACCAGACGGCTTACGCCGAGGGTCGTAGCCTCCAGCAGACTGCCCAAGGTCGTAGCGCCTGGGCAGTATTCAGGCGCCTTCGCCGAATGGCTGTACCGAGAGGGTATCGACCCTCGGGCTATGGCCATTGAGCTGGGGATTACGGAGGACTATGTACGCAAGCTACTGCGGGGTGACCTGGCGCCTGGTGCGCGCCTGCGCCTGAGGATCCAGGAGCGGACCGAGGGGGAGGTCCGGTTCGACAGCTGGTGAGCAAGTCGGTGGACTGGTTCAAGGTTCGGAAGGCCGCGCTCACCGACTGGCGCATCGCCTTGTTGGCCGAGGAGCTGGGGGGCTCCTTCGGTGACGCGTTCCACCTGTGCAGTACCGTGTGGTGCCGCCTTTATGAGCGTGGAGGAGGGTTCATGCCTGCGACCGAAGTGGATGGGGTAGCGCGGCGCAAGGGGCTGGCCGAGGCCATGGTGAAAGTGGGTCTCGCTGACGCCACTCCCGATGGCCTGCGCATTCATGGAGATGAGCTGGCGATGCAGTGGGCGCAGTTCCGGATTAGCCAGAAGCAGAAGTCGATTGCTGGCAATGAGGCCCGCTGGGGTAATGCAGATGACAATAAGGTCCCCGTGGGCATCCCCCCGGGGGTCCCCGGGGCGTCCCCGGGTATTCTTATCTCTTCTTCTCTTTCTGGATCTGGATCTTCTCCGGAGTCCGGACGCGCTGCTGCTCAGGCTCGCCAGGCTGAGAAGCGCGAGCAGGCCAGGGTGGCAACCGAGGCATGGCTGGAGTGGTTCAACCGCTCCTTCGCCAGAAGCTTCAGGGTGACCCAGGCGCTCACGAAGCAGGTGGGGGCCATCTTGGCTCAGGGTCACACTGAAAAGCCCGACATGCGCGGCGTAGCGCTCTACCTGGGCATGCGCTGGGAGGACAAGCCAGAGATGGCTGCCTTCCTGGTGCCACCTAGCATCCTGCGCCCCTCGAAGTTCGAGGAACGCCTGGAGCTGGCTCGGGAGTGGGATCGCACCATCAACGGCCGAAAGATCTGGGGGTCACCATGACCCAGGATGATCGCCCGACCTGCGAGGATTGCGGACTCCGGAGTGACCTGGGGAACAAGTGCCGCGCCTGCTACGCGAAGTGGTCGCGAGCGCTGTGGAGCGACATCCCCATGGAGCAGGAGCGCCTGGCCATCGTGAGCCGCGCCTTGAACGTGATGGCGCAGCCTGAGCGCAAGGCCATCGCCAATGCAGCTCTTGGCGGCAAGAGCGCAGGCGTGAATCAGGAGCTGCTGAAGCGCCTGCAGAAGGTGCTGAAGGGGCCATTCGGCCCACAGCTGGAGTCGTGCCTCCAGGCGATCTGGAACGCACCCGAAGAGACTGGCGCCAAGGCGTCGAGAAGAGGAATGGAGTAGCCATGGATGAGACTGTGAATCCCGAGGGTGCTCGTCTGGGTGGCAAGGTGCGTGGCTGGCAGCACTGGACGACGCCTGAAGAGTCTTTGATCTGCGTGCGCAATGTCGACCCAGTGATTGCGCTGGATCCCTGCAGCAACGAGCACAGCCTGGTGAAGGCTGCGGTGGAATGGACTGAGGGCGGACTGACTCAGAGCTGGGTAAAGGCTGCCAATGGAGGGCTCGTATTCGTGAACCCGCCCTACAACCAGGCGCGCGACTTCATGAAGAAGTGCATCCTGGAGGCAGTGGCTGGCTGCGAGATCATCGCGCTGGTCGCTGCTCGCACCGATACGCAGTGGACGAAGGGATGCCTGCAGACTGCAGACGCGCTCTGCTTCTGGGAGGGGCGCATCTTCTTCGAGAACCCACCAGACTTCTCGACTGGTGATGCTCCCTCGATCCCCTCGGCGTTCTACTACTGGGGTTCGCGTCGCTATGAGTTTCAGCAGGCATTCGCCAGCAAGGGCTTCTGCATCGATCTGCGCGCTGTACGCCTACGCCAGGCGAGCTATGCCAGCGCGAAGGTGACGCCATGACCCAGCTCGACGAGATCGACCGCGAGCTAGACATCGCGCTGAATGCCCAGGACCATGCTGCCTACCTCGCTGCAGCTCGTGTGCATTGGCCTGAGACGCTGCTCAAACTGCGCGAGGCGCTGGAGATGCTGGATGAGGCCAATGCGCGCATTCTGCGCACCTCGAAGCTCCTGGAGATGGCGGATCACCTGCATCTCACAGGAGTAGCGTTCTGCCGCGCCATCATCAAGCACGGTCCCGAGTCACCTGAGAGCGACGTGGCTTCTGCGGCGTTCTTCATCACCCAGGGCGAGTACGTGGAAGCCAAGGAGCGCCTGCGATGATCAAGTGGCTCAACAAGCTGCGCTGCTGGATGGCTGGGCACTGTCGCTGCTGGTACTCGCTGTGGAATCACCACTGTTGTGACTGTGGTGAAGGCGCGAGACGTCGCGTGCATCCATGGAACTGAGACTCACAGTAGCTGGTGAGCCCCAGCCCAAGGGCTCGCTGAAGGCGATTCCAGCGAAGAACAAGGACGGCACGCTGAGAATCGCGATGAAGAACGACAACCCGAAGACGCGTGAGTGGCAGGACCTGATGACGTTCCATGCCACGAGTCAAATGCGAGGTGAGAAGCCCTGGGAGGGCGTGGTGATGGTGAATGCGTACTTCTTGCTCACGCGTCCTCGCACGCACTTCATGAGCAAGGGGAAGCTACGCAATGACCTGATCGTGGAGCACGTGGACAAGCCCGACCTGGACAAGCTGGTGCGCTGTGTCCTCGATGCGCTTACAGGGGTTTGCTACGTGGACGACTGCCAGGTGGCCAGCGTGTGCGCGACGAAGGCCTACTCAGACTTCAGCAACTTCCCAGGCGTGAGCCTGGTGGTGAGGGGGATGTGATGACGAGGGGAGAGCAGATGAAGACGCTCCATCAACCGAAGTTCATCCTGGATGCCTCGATTGCGCGCTCGTGGCGCATCTGGCTCACCTGTGGCCATGCCGCTGGGCTCGAGCCTGGTGGTACTGCTGTGGTGCGAAAGAAGTGCCGGCAGTGTGGAGGCTGGCGTGCTGTGGAACGCGTGGAGCCCTTCGATGCACGATGACGACGAAGGCAGACGTCTGGTGCGTGGAAAGCACCGCGTGAAGCTGCCTAAGGACCCACAGAGCGTGCTGGAGCTGCCTCAGGGAGGCCGAGCCTTCGTGCTGGTGAGGGTAGGCGCTCACTTCGCTGGGCCTGGTGGAGGAGCATTTACAGACTCCCTGTGCCAGCTCTGCGACCTGGTGAGCGGTAGCGAGCTGTACCGCTGCGGTGACCTGTACATCAAGCGCTCGGATCTCGTGGGCGCGTACCGACTGGAGGAGTGATGAGCAAAGAACCGTTTCACAAGACCCCTGCAACCGCGAGCGACATGGCTTTGCTCATGTTCGTTGGCCTGAAGCTCAGCCACCAGATCAACTGGTCGTGGTGGTGGGTGACGTCGCCGATGTGGATCACCCTGGTGCTGATCTTCGTCATCGGGATGCTGAAGGGAGGAAGCAAGTGAAGCTCTTCCGTGACCTAAAGGTGAAGCTCACTGACGCTGAGTGGCGCAGCTACGTGGATGCGTGGGCTCGTGAGCAGAGCAAGGCACATGAGACGCAGGCTGAGAAGGCCGAGGCGATGAGCAAGTTCAAGGCGCGCATCGAGACGCATGAGAACACCATGAACGACCTGGGCGAGAAGGTGCGCAGCCACGAGGAGACGCGCGCTGTGGAGTGCTTCAACAAGCCCGATGACACGCGCTTCGTGATGGAGCTGTACCGCCTCGACACTGGGGAGCTGGTGGAGACGCGCGCCATGACTGCTCAGGAGCGCCACGAAGTTGTGCAGGCCACGCTCCCTGGGGTAAGCAAGCAGCCTCCTGGAGAGAACTGATGGCCTTCGAAGAGGCGGGCATCGAGACGGTGCGAGCTGAGTTTCAGAAGTGGATCAGCTACAGCATCAACCGGCTCATCGAGAATGGCGCCTCGCCTGATGACATCACCGAGCACAGCGAGGGGCCAGGTGAATTCGCCCCCATGGTGATCAAGGTGCAGGGCGAGCCCATCGTGCGCGTGGTCGTCTACACGTGGAAGGAGGGTGAGAAGAACCTGGTGCAGGTGGAGGTACAGGAACGCAAGTGGGAGAATGAGCTGTGAAACCCCTCTACCACAACGAGGCAGCCGACATCCTGCGTGCTCATGTCATCGAGCGGCGTCACAGGGTGGGGATCAAGAGCGTGTGTCTCGACCAGGAACCTGGGCGAGCTGTGCCGCGCATGACTGAGTCACAGTTCGTCACTAGCTGTTCCCTGGTGCGTGGTGTGCCTGAGTTCACGCTCGACCTGCTGGAGGAGTGGGTGTGTGGCTCGCTGGGCTCCACGTGGACTGTAGACGCTGTGGTGATACGTGACGAGCCCAGGAACGTGCCCAAGGAGCAGGTGGCTATCCCGCTCAAGCTCACCGAGGCTGCAGAAAACCTTGGGTGGATCATCAGCCACAAGGAGTGCAAGGCGCTCTACGCCGAGGCTCAGAGCTTGGTGCTTGACAACCTGATCGAGCGCTCGAAACGTGATGGTTGAATCAACCTACAACGTGTAGTACGCTTCAGGGATGAACAAGCTCGCTGCTCTCCTGGTGCTCTCTCTCATCCCCGCTTGCCAGCAGGTAGACACTGCGGAACTGGAGGACTCCTGTACCCAGGTGGTGAAGGATGGTCTCGCGACATGCACCCAAGATGCATGGGCGCTGTGTGACCAGAGCTACGAGCAGGTCATGGCCGACATGCAGAGGGAGAACGACCAGCTCAGGCAGGACATGCTGAAGTTGGCAGCGAGCTTCCAGCTGGGGTGCAACGGCTTCGTGAATGGGGCCATCATCGATTACATGGAGCTGAACCACTGTGTCTACGACCCGCCCACCTACTCCTGGAGCTGTACCGCTGGACCCCTCTGCGAAGCGCCTGCGCCCTCGCCGTAAGCCTCGCCCCAAGGTCGTCCTCCCTGACGGCCTAGAGACTCGCCCCCGGCTCACAGGCCTCAAGCTAATTTCACAGTACCTGGAGATTCGTCAGCTAGAGCTGCATCGGATCATTGTGAGCACAGTAAATTCAGACGACCCGATACCGCTCTTCAGACTTCGCCCAGGGCTCGCCAGAAACGCCACCTGGCACGTATTCATTGATGAGCTGGATGCGTGGATGGACCGTCGCAGTCAACGTGTGGGTGGGTGGGGTGAGAAGAGATAATTCGAGGGGCCGAAAATTTTCCCCACCTGGGGAAATGACCCCGGCAGAGGGGGTCAAGGTCGACACCTCTCTTCATTTCGCCAGCCTCTGATTCACCGTCGCAGAGGCGCGCAAATGCATGCGCGATCCACCCTGCCTCGACTCCCACGCACCAGCGATCGCGACCACGCAAAGCTTGCGAGGCTTCGCACCTTTTTGCGTAGATCTAACCCCGCATGATCACTCGAATCACGCAAAGAGTAGCGAACTGGCAAGCTAGGCAGTCAACTGGCCAGAATGGCAGTTGAGTGTGATCATCATGAGTTAGAGATGTATTAACAAGTGGTCCGCCGCTTGCTCTATCGGTCGGCATGATCAAGCACTCAAACATCGGTTCTGGCGATACTGCCTCTGTACAGACCCAGCTGAACTCGGCCAGCTGGATAACTGGTAACCCCACCATGCCGCGCAAGATCGGCGAGACTCGCCTGACGCAGTGCCGCTACTGCACTCGCGCCATTGGCAAGCCCGAAACCCTGTGCACGAAGTGCGCCACGTTCACCACGGTGGTGCGCTAGTGGGTACGCGTCGGCTGCTTACCGTTGTGGAGCTTGGCAAGCATGACTCGGTGCGTATCTACCGCGATCGCGAGTTTGACTGCTACACCGTGGTGACGGTGTACGTGGACAAGAGTGGCTACAAGCAGCGCGCTGAGTGCGAGGAGTCCGACCTTACGGCCGCTCGTGGCACGGCCGCCGCTGAGTGCCGTTGGGTGCGTCGCTACGTGCGTGGAGGTGGCCGCTAATGGGACGCTCTACCAGCATTGACAACAGCGAGGACAGCATCGATTCGCGCGACGTCATCGAGCGCATCGAGGCCTTGCACGAGATAGAGCAGGATGACCTTACCGAGGCTGATCGGGATGAGCTTGCCGCACTGTGCAAGCTGGCCAGTGACTGTGAGTCGTGGGTGGAAGATTGGGAGCATGGCGCGCAGCTGATCCGCTACTCCTACTTCCAGGCTTACGCGCAAGAGTTTGCAGAGGACTGCGGCATGGTGGACACGCAAGCCAAGTGGCCGATGAACTGTATCGACTGGGAGCAGGCTGCTAACGAGCTGAGGCAGGACTACAGCGAAGTAGACTTCGCTGGCGTGGCCTATCTGGTGCGCTCGTGAGTCGCCATTATCACGTGCTGTGCGGCCTGCAGGGCCTGTACATGCCAGACACCAATGACGTGTGTGAAACCTGGTCTGAGGCTGTGGAGTGCGCCTCAGAGCATGCGGACGGATATGCAGAGGACATGGAGTGCGAGGCTACCAAGCACTCGGATGACTACTACACGATCGGCCAGTTCAGCGTGGAGATCCACGAGTGCGACGCGGCTTGTGAGGTGGATCATGACTAGCGTGCTCATGACCGTGTCTGAGATGCGAAGCTTCGCGTGCTGGGATGACAGGGTGCGTGTCGAGCGTTGGGGCATCGCTCGTGAGTGGGGCACGCACCGCGATGCTGATACCGTGCTGGCCAGCAATTGGCGCGTCATGCTGGCGCGCCTTGCCGAGCTTGATCCTGGCGAGGATGCGCATGGGATCATGCATGCCGGTCACTGCCTGGTGGGTTGGTATGACCATCTGCTTGTGGACTGGCGTCGAGTGGATCTGGTGCGTGCTCTGGAAGACATGGAGCACGAGATCGACCAGTATCCGATACTCGACGAAGATGACCACAGCGCGCTTGAGCAAGAGCTACACGACGACGACGCGTGCGGCGAGGGTTGCAGCCTGTGTGAGGCCGAAGAGCAAGACGACCGCTCTGGGGGCTACTGCGACTGTGCATGCCGCGACTGCTTCGACACTGCCATTGGCAAGGCTGGCAAGGCCCTGTGCAGCGAGTGTGACGAAGCAGGGTGCGAGGCGAACGACGGAGAGTGCCAGCGTGACGATGCCTATGGCGTCGGAGAGGATGAGTAACCATGAGCAAGGCTAAGACGCTTCGTGCCGCAGTGCGCACCATGGCGAGCATCGATGTCTGGTGCGAGCCGGAAGACATGGCGATCCGCGGTAGCTTCGACTCTGGCGACGATGCAGCCGACGAAGAGCAAGCTCGCTCCATCGAGCGCGATCTCGCCGATGGCAATGAGTGGGCATGGTGTTCAGTGACTGTGCACGTCGTGCTGCGCTCTCCGCGTGGCAAGGTGCTGTGCGAGTCAACCCAGTATCTGGGAGGCTGTAGCTACGCGTCTAAGGCGGACTTCGTAGGCACTGCAAAGGATCCCGGTGACTACTACAGCACCATGGTCTCAGAGGCCCTTGACGAGATCATGGTCACTGTGGAACTGGACATGGTCGCCACGCTTCGCACGCTTGGCTACAGCGTCAAGCGTGGTGCCAAGTGAGCGCGCCCAAAAACACCACGCTGCACTGCCGCTGTAGCCTCGCCGATCTTGAGGCGTGGGTGGCAGAGGCGAAGCGTATGGCGCGCGCCAAGGGATGGAGCGAGGCGCAGCAAGAGCGGCCGCTAACTCGGTGGGTGACTGAGACTCTCAATGCAGCTGTGAAGGGTGGTGCCAAGAGATGGTTAAGATCGAGATCTCTGATTACCGAGTAGGCGACCTTGCTAGCTGTGGCCTGGATCGTGGCGCTAGCGGTTACTGGGCACAGGTAAGCTATGGCGAGGTGAAGTATGGTTAGAGACGCATGGAGTGAGCGCGCTGCACTGCTAGCGCTCGTGGTCCTGGGGGCTGTGCTGGCTACGCTCGTCATGGGGGCTGGATGCGCGCCGAAGGCCTCTCAGCTGCGCGCCATGCCCATGGATGGGCTACACCGCGAGCTTGAGGCCTGCGACGTCGAGGCAAGCCACAGTGAGAAGCCTGGGCAAGCCTACGATGCGTGCTTGGCGAGGCGAGGCCTGTGACTGCCAAGCGGACCGAACGCATCGAGCTGCAGCTCACTGCAGAGGCCTGGGAGCGCTGTGCCGAACGTGCTGGCGCCTTGGGGTTGTCAGTGCAGCTGTGGGCAGAGCGAGCGCTCGCCAAGGCCTGCGTAGGCCCTGTACCGCGTCCTAGCGATGCCAGAGCGTCAGAGGCCTGGGTAGAAGCCTACCTCGCGACGCTGAACCTGTAGGCTGCTACCTGGTAGCAATGCGTTGCACACAACGCATCTAATAATTCCCGCTACATAGCTAAGCCCTGTGAGCCTCGATAGGTTCACAGGGCTTTTCTGCGTCCTACCAAACCTCACCCTGATGTCATTCTGACATCATATATATGGTCACGTATGGCCATGACCATATGTTCCTTGCAACTTACCCGGCTGATCAGCTAGCCCTGACATGGGGATCGTGGCGTGTGCAGTAGCCGGCTAGTGGAGTAGCCACTGACTGGCTGCGCAGGTGGGGGTACCCCCTTTTGGGGGGCGGCGGGAGGAC